ATTAAAAAAAAATTTTGTATTAGTGCCAGTTATAGCATCAGTTCTTTTTGGAACTTTTACTGGTATAAAATACATAGTTAATCTTACAGATACTATAAATGCTAATCAACTAGAAATAATAAAAATACAAGAAGTTCAAATAAAAGATTTGCGTAGAGATTTATCTTATGAACAAGAAAAGATGGCAGATGTAAAAACTAGACTTGCATCAGCAGAAGCTACATGGCAGATGGCAGAGAATCTATACAATGTACTAGCTAATACTGTACGAGAACAGGGCTATGATATTAAAGATGTAGCTAGAGATTTATTAAATGATTATTAGGTAGGTAATGTATGGAGATTCTCAGGATGGATTACAGATTTACTGCATTATTAATTTTAATGTTAACACTACTGGCTTTGTTTGGTGGACCAGCACATAGTAGAAACGAATATCTTCAAAACGATGGAGGACAATGTGTCTATGGAAGCATGGAAGTATCTATTAACAAAGTCGAAACCGAACATGATTATCGTATTCCAAGTACGAGTGATTATGATAATGATAGACACGAACTAAGATTTTCATTTAGAAAAAATTTAGGTCTGTCTAAGAAAAATTGTGACACACAAAATAGAATGAGAACAGAAAACCTTATATTAAAACAGCAATTAGAATTATTAAAACATTGTAATAAAGTTAATGCTAATCCTAGTTATCTATATAATGAAAACTTTAAATCCTTAGCCTTAAAATGTAAGGGTATAGTATCAGTTAATGAAGAAGTTCTTAATAAAAAAGATGAAGGAAACCATTGGGAAAATTTAAAAAAAGAGTATATAGAAAAAAATCCAGGTGATTATATGGGAGAAGATAATACAAATAAAAAATTAAAAATACCTAAATACTTAACAGACGAATTACCAGTACCTAAACCATGAAAATATCACAAGACACATCAGTAAGTATGCCAGTTAAAAATATGATTGGTATTGTTGTAGCTGTAGCTATGGGTGTGTTTGCTTATACAGAAGTAACATCAAGACTAACATCACTTGAAACATCAAGAGAATTATTTCAAGCAGACTTATTAAAGAAGAGTGAACAACTACCTACTGACCAAGAACAATTTATGTTGGTTGAGGATTTATATAAGACTACTGAAAAATTAGAAAAAAGAATTGATAATATGATGCACAATAAAATCAATATAGAATTTTTAAAAAAACAAACTGAAAAACTTTTAGAAGATGTAGAAAAATTAAAAGATAAAGTAAGACAGAATGGTAATGGACATGATTGAGATAGTTGTCGCATTATTAATGATTGTTAATGGAGAGATTAAAGAACATAGAATACAAGAATCTATGTCTACTTGTTTAAAAGGTAAACGAATTGCTACTAGAGTTTACAATGCCAATGTAGAATATCAATGTATTAAGTCTAAAGCAGAAACAGAAATATATATGGGTGAAAAATCAATCGTAAATTTAATATTAAAATGATAGATAAATTTATATATAAATGCTGTGATGTATTAGATAAGTATAGTGATTGGGTGAATGAATTTCTTTTTGCACCAAGATGTAAATGTAAAAGAAAGAAAAAGAAATGAAATTTATATTAGTAATAAGTTTATGTTCCTTTGTAAATAATGAATGTTTACCACCAGTACAAGTTACTACTCAATATGAGTCTTGGAAAGAATGTACTATTGCAGCATTAACTATATCTAAAGAAATTATTAAAAAACAAAAAGATAAAGATGTTAACAAATCTAAGTTAGCAACTAAATTTATGTGTGAAGAAATAAAAGAAACTTAAGAATGAAAAACATCTGATGCAATTTTTTCTAAGTCTTCAGATAACAAACTAAACTTAGCATCACACTCTCTTAACAAAGCTTTTATAACACCAGCATTTTGTTTCTTAAAATGTAAAGCTATTTTATCCATTGGATATTTAGATAACTCAGTAATGAATTGTCCTTGATTATTAATCAACAACTTGAAACTCATTAGGTAAGCTTCTTTTCTTTTAACTCTTTTCTTTCGTTTAAGTTTTGGATTGGTCTTCATGTTTCTTTCTAAGTAAATCTACAAGAAAGTCGTCATCACCTTTTTCTGAACTAAGTTTAGTTAAAGGTTCTTGACCATCCATAAATGTTTCAATTGTTTTTATTCTAATAGGGTTAGTCATAAATACAGGAAATCTTTTATTACTTAAAGACTTAACCATAAAGAAACCATCATCTGCCATACCAAATGTTTCTATATTTTTAATATCAATATCATCTGAACCTATTAAACAAAGTCGTAAATGATATATACCATCTAATGGTTTTACTGGTTGACCATTAATACCTACTATTTTACCTGTCATTTTCAAATGTTTTATCGGTTGCATGATGGTCTAATTCTACAGGTGCTATTGTACCTTGTTGTCCATCATCATCAGCTAAACTATCTACACTCTCAGTATACATTTCATTTAACTTATCATTGTTTCTAGTAATTTTTAATTTAAGGTGGTCTTTTAATGCATCAATCTTTACATGAAGTATTTTATCTATTCGTTCATTAATACCATACATAGGTAAATCATTTAATGAAGATATGATTCTTCTAAAACCTCTTGCTCTTTTTTCTAATTGTGTTATCTGTGATTCTTTAGTCATAGTCTCTCTCCAATATCATTTCTAAATAGTGAATTGCTTTCTCAATATCTTTTTCTTTTCCTTTAGCTTTATGTCTACAAATATATTTGATAGCATTACCTTCTGCAAATTCTAAATGATTTTCATTTATAAATAAAGCTGGTTGTATTTTCATACTCTGATAATGTGTACCATCAACTTGCTCATCAAGTGAATCATAAGTTGTTTCTTTAAACATATTTTTACTTGTCATTAATTGGTCCTTCTTCTGCCATTTTCTTTCTTCGTAACTGTTGTTCTGATGGCTGTAACATATCATTTAAATCATCAATTGTCAACTCTTTATTTCTTTTTAATTTTTTTACAATCCACTTATAACTCCAAGGTTGTAATCTAAAAGTATCACCATGATAGTAATGAGTTTGATTAGGCATAAAATTAAATACATTTTTATAATTAATCTTACTTGCTTCTTCTTTTGATAACAAAGATTGTAACCATTCAACTAAGATATGCTTAGCTTTTCTTCTAATAGGTTTCATTTGTTTTGCGTTCATTTACTTTCCTTTTTTTGATGGAAGACTTCATACCAAGTATGACAATCATCACATTCATACATACTAACAATAGTATGTTCTGATTCTGGGTGAGTATCTTCTGTATCAAAATCATTATTCCATCTTACTTCTGCATTACAGTAGAAACATTTCATACTCTTTTACTGTAGTTTGTTAGTTGTTCTTTGTATTGACTTGTTATTTCTTCTACTAAAGGTAACTTAACTACATCAGCTAACATAGTATTCTTAGCTGCATATTTAAATACTCTTAAACCTTTACCATCATTAGTATCTGAATGACATTCCCATTTATGAGAACAAAATTGACAACCAATAGCTAAAGTTTTATTACCATTCTTCTCTTCTTTAAATGGATAACATTTTTCTGGTGGTGTATCTTTCTCTAATGATACTTTTAAGTCTGTTATCAATTGTTTAACATTAGGTTTAGCCATATCATCTGGTTTGTAAAAACATATATCACCATTTGATTTATCAACAACTAAGAACCCTCCTTGTTTTGTACCACATCCTGCTTCATATCCTGCTAACTGGGCATGATAACCAAAGGGGTCATCACCTACTATCTCACCTGATTTAAATTTCTTAAAACTAAATGAAGAAGCAGACTTAACATCACATATCTCTCCATCTATTATACTATCTATATGTCCTGACACACCTTCTACTTCTACTTTTCTTTGTTGGTCTTCTACTTTATGACCTGCTAACTCAGCTAAGTAAAGTACTAAGTGTTCAATGATATGACCATACAAGAATTTTAAATTCATTCCTGAGTCTTCATCTTTCCTATCTTTAGGACTATGTTTATCGTACCATAGTTGTCTAGATGGTTTACCTATTGAGGACATTCTTAGTTGTCCTTCTTTATCTGGTCTAACTCTTGGTGTATTCCAAGCTAACATAGCTTCTTTAATATTCTTTAAGAATACATCCATGTTTTCGTCTGTCATGTTCAGAGACTTACCTTCAGAGATACCAGAAATTAAAGATTTGATATCCTCTGCTAGTGTACTAATGTGTTTCTGACCAGTTGTTTCCGACTTTATATTTTGCATTTAGTGGACACCTTACATTTAATTGTTTACCTGCTTCAATAATTGATTGTACTGCTAACTTTCCAAATTGTTCTGTCTTAGATTCTTCAACTTCATATTGGAACTCATCATGTACATTCACTACTGGGTAGGCTTT